GTCTGTATTATCTTCCAATTCGACCACTCTAGTTAAATCTATGGAATTCAATGAGTCTAGCATTTCTTCATATTTTGCTTTTGTAATATCTTCGAATGGGGCCTGAACGTATGTCCCACCGTCATGAGGTAATACAGATAATCCATTATATGTATTTCTATTTTCCCACATCCATTCTCCAACATGGTCCCAGTCATTTTTCTTCAGAGAAACTGTTGCAGACACATTGTGTGTATTAGATCCATTTCTGTGCCCAGGTTTAACCCATTCGGTAGCGATCTTTTTGATTCTTTCTAACAAGTCAATAGGTTTTTCAGTTCTCATAATAGCTCCTCTTGGGGCTTTTTGAGGAATGCTAATAACTGCAGTATCATGTGCCCTGAAATAATCATCCTCTATCAATTCTGGATGGTTCTCCATCAGGTAACTATAGATGGACTCATTTTTACCAACACGTAGTCTTCTGATATAATAATTATTATGCCAAGCATGTATCCCAGATGATGTTCCTAGAACCAATGAAGTTGTTCCTGCAGGTTTTACTGTTGTTATTCTTGCTGCTGGATTGATACCTAGAATCTTTGCCACTCTGGTATTTTCTCTCTTAGCTATACTAGAAGCTTTTTTAAGGTCATAGTTCAAAACAGCGCCTGAACCTATTCCTGTCATTGAAACCCCAACTAAAGCATCTCTTTCTGTAGCCTCTTTCCAAACCTCGCGTAGATAGTGGAAATCTGTATATGATGCTTGGAGAGTACCAATAAATGCCGCAGCTTTTACTCTGGCGTTGAAGTCCTCTTGGGATTCTATATCACTTGCGTTTACTTCACACAAATTACAGAATTGATATGGTCTCAAAGCAATTTCGCAACATGGATTTGTTCCCCAATCTTTATCATTTGATAAATAGATACCTGGTTCGCCAGCGCCAGATAATTCCACCCTCTTCCAGATATCCATGAAAAACTCTTTTGTAATTTTATGTCTCATTAACACAGCCGAATTATTAGCTCTTCCTCTCTGAGGGTTTAGCTCCCACCAGTTTCCAGATTTACATGAAATCATTTTTTCATCATACGCGCTAAACAAGGAAATAAGTGCTGCTCTTCTAATACCACCAGCTAACACGGCATCGGCAATATAGCAAATGATGTCATGGACTTCTATCGTTGTTAACCTTGAGCCATCTGCCTTAGCTTCCAATATACCTTGTACTTTTAATATACATTCTTTTAGTGGTTGGGGTCCCGGGGCCTTACCACCTGAAGTTACTAATCTGGCTCCTTTGGGCCTGATGTCTGAATAATCAAATTTGATTCTAGAAGATCTTCGATCCCCTAGGTAAGCTTTCATAAGAACTTTAATAGCATCTGACCATCCCTCTATTGAATCACCGATTACAAATCTTCGTCTTCGTTTGTCAAATGGTTTTAAGATATCTGGTAAGCCATCAATATGGTGTTTTTGTACGCTATATCCTACACCACATCCACTAAGCAAAAGAAACATTGTTTCACTAAAAGAGTCAATATGGTCTATAGGCAGATAGCTGCAATTATAAAGCCTGTTGGGAGATATTTCAATGGGACGACCCCCGAATTGCAAGCTTCTCATTGATGGTAATATTTTTTTATCATATACGAGCTTATAACAATTCTCAATATCAACTTTCAAATCGGGGAATTTTTTAATGTGCATCGCTTTATTCCGATCTACCAATTCTTCCCAAGTTTCTCTTCTTTCTAACTCTGGTATGTATTTTGCATATTTCATATGCACTGTCAAATCAGACAGTATCTTATTAGATATATTCATAAACTATATTCCTTTCTTAAAAACGATGTAGTAATAATTATCTACATATACGTATATTACTTTGTATCTGGCTCGTTAAGTTCATTAAATTTTTGAGCTAACATTTTTCTCATGAATTCACTGCTGCCATTTATTTGTTGTTGAGTTTCTTGACCCTGTAATGTGTTGGCCTCGAAGATTTCTATCTTACCATTAGAAGCATTAATCTTACTAGGTAGTGTTATTCCATCAGGTCCAAATCTATTCTTGATAACATGCCATCTTCCAGTTCCAGCGACCTTATCTTCAATCTTACGAGATAGGGATGCTACAAAATCTGCAGTCATTATCTTTGAATAATCCTCTGCAATTTTATCTGCCTGTATGACATCTTCTTGAAGTGCAGATCTATTTGCCTGAGATGCTGTCCAAATTGGTATCTGATACTCTCCCGCCATTCCTCTGAGATCTTCATATATATTTCCAATCTCTAATCGCTTCTCTTTACCATGACCTCTCAATAGATCTGCATAATCAACAATAATTAAATCTGGTTTAGCATCATTTATTCTACACCTTTCTAAGTGAGCAGCTAAAGTATTTATACCAGCACCTTTGGTTGGATAATACTTGATCGTTAGTTGACCTGGAAGTTCTTCTACTATTTTAGCAACCTTATCCTGGTGGTACCGTAGGTCCTGGGCAGATATTCCTGTAAATACTGAATCATATCGTAGTCCAACATAATGTTCATTTAGCTCTAAAGTATAATGAACTACATTAAGACCTGCTTTCACAGCATTTGCTCCGATATTGACTAGTGCCCAAGACTTTCCAATACCAGCGGGAGCTACTATGACTCCTAACTCTCCACTACCTAAACCACCGTCTGCTAGATCGTCAATAACACTCCAGCCAGTAGTAACCGTATTTCTAACTGACTCTTCATATCGTAAAGCAATCTCAGAATTGTAATCGTGACCGAGGTTTTTTTCTACTCCTGCTTTCATAGCATCATCAATCTTAACCTTAATAGCATCAAACTCTCCATGTTGCAATAGGTCTACGGATTCTACTATGGCTTTTTTCAAAGCTTGGTTTTTACAGAAGTCTAGGGTTCGAGTCTTAACAAATTCAAGATCTGTTGCCTCGAAGTGTTTGTATATATCCTTTAAGTGGGCTTTGATTGTTTCAACCAACAAAGCATTATCAACTTCATCTAACTGGACTTTCATTACCTCCATTGTCGGAGCATCTTTATACTCCTGGAAGTAGTCCATCACTACACCTATTATGAATTGATTTGCTTCTGATTCAAAAAACTTAACACTAAGGATGTCAGAGATTTGTTGTAGAAACAGTCGGTCGGTGAAAAGTGCTGAGATTAGCTTTATTTGAAAGGTATAGCCCCAGTCGGAAATCTTGTCAGTCATTAATACCTTATTGTTCTAATCCTGCCATAGTGTCAAGATGTATAAATGAATCCCGGAGCCAAAACTCTGGATTGTTCACTATCTTCATTCTATCCTCTAGCAAGTATTTTAAAAATTCGAATTGGACCAATCTGGATACTGGTTGCTCTACAATATTGCGAATGGATTCTTTGGCCACACCAGATATATCAACTTCATGTAATTGCATTAGTCTAAAATTTAGATCTAAAAGTTCCTCTGAAGTTGCTATAGAATCTAGCACCTTGGCCTCATCTTTCCTTTGTTTTGCATCTTCTATCAAATCAGTCATTGTAATAATATCATCACCGAATAGCATTGGTAAACGCTTTTCTAATGTTTTTTGACCAAGGCCTTTTATACCTGGGATGTTGTCGGACTTATCACCTGTCAAAGACTTATACAAAATATAATTCTCAGGCCTTAGCTTGAACCGATCCTTCATATCTTCCTTGAAATAAAACTTTTTTGCTGTTGGTGACCAAACTGCTATTTTATCATTGATGAGTTGTAAGAAATCAGTATCAGTAGACATAATGAAATGCTGACTATCTGGCAGTACCTGTTTTGCTATATATGCTATAGCATCATCAGCTTCTATCTTTTCTGTAGCCATCACAGTCACAGGAAGCTTTTCCAAATAGTTAGTCAGTCTTTGAATCTGTTGGCCCATGGAGATACGTTCATCCTCTGCACTAGAATTTGAATTTATTCTGGTTAGTCGATTATTAACTGTTCTCTGGGCTTTATAATTTGGAAATAGTTTTTTCCTTCTAGCAGATCCACCTTTACCATCAAAGCATATTATCACCCTTGTTGGTTTGATATGTCGTATAGCATATCCAATAGAAAGGAGGAATCCAGTTATACCACCGATATGAATCCCATCGTCGTTAGTTGCTGGATTACATGTGTATGATCGTATAAACGTATTAAGTCCATCAATCAACAGTACACGGTCGTTAAGTCCTTTTGGGGCGGACTCCTCCTTTAGATTGGCTAGAATGTCTAGATATTTAACCTTGTGGGACATCGTCATTGCCTATTTCGATGTCATCAATACCAATAGCATCAGTTTTATAATCCATAATCATAGAATCACAAATCTGATTATATAACCTGTCCTTACGTTCGGTATCACCTAGCACTTTTGTTTCAAACTCTTTGGATTGGAACTTAATAACCTCTCCAGTTAATTCGTCGGTATAGGTATACCAAGCTCCTGCTTGTGCTACTAATTTTGCGTCTTTCATCATTTGAAGCCAAGATCCATAATCATCAATACCACTATCAAATAGAATATTGAATTCTGCTGTGCGTAGTGGTGGTCCCATTCTATTTTTGACTACTTGAGCTTTTGTTTTAATACCAATGACTTGGTCTTTACCATTAACCTTGGTCTTAATTTGTCCGGCTGCTTTTAGTCTTAATCTACAACTTGCATGAAAGCCAATAGCCTTTCCGCCTGATGTAGTATAAGGGTCACCAAACATAGCACCTAATTTAACTCTTAGCTGATTCGTGAATATCAAACATATTCTTTGGCGACCAATCATCTGAGTTATCTTTCGCATCGCTTTTGATAGAATGATAGCTTTTTGAGTTGCCCATCCAGTTTGATCGAAATCATCAGCCTGTTCCACTTTGGTAGTGGCAGCAGCTACTGAATCTACAACAATAGAAACCAAACGATCCTTATCAGATTCTCTTACTTTAGTAATAATGTTTTCGATAACTTCAAAGATATCTTCAACTGTTTCCAATTGGATATACAACATTTTAGAAACGTCAATACCAATACACTTTGCAAAGTCTTCATTCATTGCATTTTCGGTATCAATATAAACTGCTAATCCACCTTGCTTTTGAGTATTCGCCAGAAGATGGGCAGCTAGAAGGGATTTCCCACTAGCTTCTAAGCCCGTCAATTCTGTTATTCGACCTACAGGTAGTCCTCCATTTTTGCGATTGGAAATAGCAAGGTCCAATATACTTGAACCTGTGCTAATCCATTCTTCTAAGTCAGTTGGAGTTTCCTCCGAACCATCTAAGAAATACGCAACTTTGAATGACTTAAACTTTTTATTTAATGAGTCAGCTAACGTATTGGCCAAATCATCAGTTCTTTTAGCTTTAGACATTCAATCCTTAAGCTTTGAAGAGGTCGTCAAATGCAGCAGAGATGTTGTCAGTTTTACCAACGCTAGCTGGAGCTTCTTTTGAAGTGTCTTTGAAAGGGCTCTCTGATTTTTCAGATGTTGCACCTTCTTCGCCACCATTAAGCCAAGTTGCTAGAGCAGCTTTTAAGTCATCATACGTACACTTCTTGTAAATATCAAAGATATCAGTCTGACCATTCATTACCATTTCAGCAACATTTTTATCTTCAGTTGCAGGTGTAACATTAGGCTTAACCATAATAGTTGTCTTTGGGAATCGCTCACTTCCTTCTGGAGGAGTATAAGTGATAACTAAGTCACGACCTGATGTTGGGTCTGTAATGTCACCATAGTCAGGGTCAGCAATAAATGTTAATAATTCTTGGTAGACTTGTTTTCCAAATCCCCACATCTTAACACCTTCTGATTCCTTTCCGCGGACTAATACCGGTAGGTATGTGCGCATTTTAGGTTCGAGCTTCTTTCCCAATTTCCAGTCGTCAGAGTTACCTGAAGATTTTAATTGTTCTGCAAACTCTACTACAGGGTCTGCCTCACCGAAAGTAACTGGTGACAGATAATTACGTTTACCCAAATCATAATGGAAGTATAACTCCATAAATGGGTTATCCATATTATGCTGGTAAGGCACTATACGTAGTTGGTTTTTACCAGGTTCTGGTTTCCAAAGATTCGATGTTCTCTGGTTAGTTGTTTGAAGCTTGTTCAGCTTACTTCTGATTGCATTTAGATCAATTGCCATTGAGTTCTCCTTTTAATTGTTAATAGATAAGTAAATATAAGATATAACTGCTCAAATAAAAAATTATTTTGAGGTTATTTCCAAAAAAGTTGTACACAGATTATACCTGTTGACAAAATTAATGAAGTTAGAGTTTTGAGGTTAATACCCTCTTGCATAAGCCAACTAGTTAGTAGGGCATAGCATATCATACCAAGACCAAAGCCTAAGAATCGGCCAGGCCATAATAAGCCGTCAAAAAATTCGTATGAAAACTTTGTAGCGTAAATAAAGGAATATGAAATTATTGCGCCTAGAACTACTGCTAGGAATATGGGGTTACGTTTGAACCATGGCCATAAGAACTGGCCATTCACTTGGAACCATATTAGGGTTTGGCCGAATAGGAATAGCCCGACGGCCGCTATTAAATTATGCATTGTGAATCTGTTATTTGTTACTTAGTAAATATAATAAATCTTTTGCAAATAAAAAAATTTATTGGGGGTTATTTTTTAATTATTATCTTTGCTTTGCGAACCTACGCTTAGTCTGGTCGTGACTGCTCATCGTATCTTCAGGAGGAACGCTTAGGACCTTAGCATATGCTTTGGCATCACTAACAAACTTAGGCACCCATGACTTTAATTCAGATTCTAACTTATCCAAGGTAAATACTTTTTTTATTGTTTGGGACATCTTAGTCTTTTTACCTGGTATATGCTTTGACATTAGGTTAATTCCCTGAAGCTCTAATTGACCATATTTAGTTATGTTAATTCCGGCATAGCAAGTGGCTGTAAACATAATGGGACTATTGCCAGGAAAGACTGGAGGATACTTTTTGGACTCTCCAGTTGTATTTGCCGAGTCTTCGATATTACGAGTATTTCCAAAGTGGGGCCCTGGGTTGACTATAGAAAGTTTTGATATCCCAGTATAGCCAGATTTCTTAGCAGCAGCTAAAACCTTTTCCATTGGCTTGTGCATTATCTTTATGTACTTATCAAGAATAGGGTCAGCATCTTTTTCGAAGAATTGTGCTCGGCCCTTCTTAAATTTAGGTCCAGTATTACCAAGTGGGTTACTTTGTCTTGCTTCACTTAGAATTTCAGTTAACTTAATCATAAGACTAAATGTTTCTAAATTTAGGAGATCCTTTTACAGCCTGGGCATTACGAAAGTCTGAGTCTACATAGATATAGTACTTTTCACTGCCTTTAGTTAGGTAGTGGACAACAAAGTTTTCGAAGTCTTGGTATGATTTAACGCCTGTGAGTTGATCGTATGCGATTTCACCATCAGTAGCTACTTTATCCAATGCAGATTTTTTACCAGATGGAAAGTTTTCGAATTCCCAACCTGCATCCCACATATTCTGAACGAAGTCCGAAAAGTCTCTGGCTTTAACTACATCTTGTGGATGCGTGTAAGCTGATTCATATAAGTATTTTTCATTCCATTCGCGAATGTTAAATTTTTTAGATCTTGACATTATAATATCCTTTTTTGTTGAAAGGGGGCCTTTAGTGAAAAAACCTTCCTCGGTAATTTTTTACATATATAAATATCAAGGAGATTACTTTGTATGCACCACTTTATGGATGACGGTGTTTATACGTCGTAATTCCTCGGCATTTGTTGTTAATAAACAGTTTTGATATTCGTCCCAGTCCACCTGAAATGTAGGGTCAAGTTCGTTATCATTTGCTGATTTGATTAGAGTATTCAGTGCATTGATTGTATACAAGGTATTGGTATGCCTTTTCCTATGTAGAGATATTGTACTGCCGAGAATATTGAAATCCACAGCAGATGTTACATTGTACGTACACATATAATCATACTGTTTATCTGCATTTTCTAGGACAAATATT